AATGAGATACCCAAGCCCCGCAAGAGTAAGAGAAGCAAGCCTGCGACTGGCGCTTGACGCCGGCTGCCCATGGTCGCAGGTTGAGAACTTTGGCAAAGGCGAGTACATTCCCTTACCGGAACGGCTTACCTTTCATGCTGCCTGCCGGCTGCCTGACCTGCCAGGTGGACCGGATGAGATCGGACTGGGTGGAACCAGGGGATCAGCCAAGAGCCACACAGCCCTGGCGCAGATCGGCCTGGATGATTGCCAGCGTTTCCCTGGGCTGAAAGTATTATGGCTGCGCAAGGTGATGAAGTCTGCATCGGAGAGCCTGGAGGACCTGACCAGGAAGGTGTTGCACAGCACAGAGCATGTATTTGCATCCAATAGGATCGACTTCCCGAATGGCAGCCGTATCCTGGTGGGTGGGTTCAAGGATGAGAGGGACATCGACAAGTACCTGGGCATTGAATACGACATCATTGCCATCGAGGAAGCAGCGCAGATCAGCGAGAAAAGGCGCGACGCGATCCAGGGTAGTTGCCGAACCACCAAGCAGGGATGGCGGGCGAGGATGTACTACACCACCAACCCTGATGGCATCGGAGTTTCCTGGTTCAAGCGCCGGCTGGTGATCCCATGGCGCATGGGTAACGAAACAACCAGCCGCTTCTTCCCTGCCAGTTGGGAAGAAAACCCCTTCCTGGATGATGCCTACATCCGCTACCTGAACAACCTGACCGGTCCGCTGCGGAAAGCCTGGCGTGACGCTGACTGGGATGCTTTCCAGGGCATGGCCTTCCCCAACTGGAACTATGATCGGCATGTGCTGGAACTGTCTGATCGCCGGCTCGACATTCCCTACACCTGGACCTGGCGGCGGGCGACTGACTATGGTTACAGTAAACCATGGGGCTGCCTGTGGATACCAAAAGACCCTGACACTGGCCGGCGGATCATTATGAAAGAGGCTTACGATACCTACCTGACCGATAGCCAGCAGGCGCAGAAGATCAACGACATGACTGGGAACCAGGCCATCGTCATCACCTGGGCTGATCCTGCGATGTGGTCAAAGAAGAACAGCAAAGATGATCGCGAGGGCAATCCCACGGTCACCTCCACGGCTGATGAATACAAGGCCAAGGGCGTGATCCTGACCAAGGCTGACAATGACAGGATCAATGGCTGGCGCAAGGTCCGCCGGATACTGTCCGATCTGCCGGATGGAGAACCTGGGTTACTGGTCGCCCCCTGGTGTACCAATTTTATCCGCACCTTTCCAGAACTACCCAGCGATCTAACTAATCCAGAGGATGTGGATACCAAGGCCGAGGATCACCTGGCTGATTGCCTGCGGTATGATTGCACGGACCAGGTGAGTGAAAGTATGATCCCACCGCTGCCGAAACCAAAGGAACCAGATCGGTGGAAAGGAATGAAACACGCATAAGGAGCAATCATGGCAAATAAAAAGATTTCAGAAAGACCAACATCCGCAACCGCACCTGCACCCAAGGCAGAACCGATCCAGGAAGGTGTGTATGAGTATGACTTGGATGGCTGGAAGGAAGCGAAAACCCTGGTAACTGCCCTGGATGCCAACATATCTGACAAGGTATCGGATTTCGAGGAATACGAAGAAATCTATTACATGGACTGGAACAGCGGCAGCGGCGATCCAGATGTGAAAACAACGATCAGCCCTGATGGACATGACAAGGTGAAGGGCGCGGTCCGGCTGCTTACTGCCACCAGTCCAAGTTGGGAAGTGCCCAGGAAATCAAATGCCAGGAAGTCTGACAAGATCAGCGATACCCTGGAGAAGGCTGCCAACCTGATGTGGCTGCGGTCCAATGCCATCGCCCAACTAAAGACCGAAAAGGAAATGGCCTTCTCTGGCTTCCTGTACGATGAGATACACCTGGAACTGGTCAGCACTGCCGACATCGTGACGAACATGAAGGATGCTTTGAGCAAGGCCGAAACACCTGCGGCGAAAGCAACTTGGAAGGGCCGGCTAAAGAAGGCAGAACGGATCAACGAAATGACACCGATCTTATTCGAGTGTCTGTATCCAGGATCAGCAGAGGCAGTGCGTGGTCGCACTGGCATGGATTACTACTATCAAAAGGTCAAGAAGAAGGTGGCTGATGTCCTGGCCGAATGGGGTGGCCGAGTAGATGATCTTCTGCAGACTATGAAACCAGATGAGTGGGTGACGATCAAGAGCCTATGGGGTGACACCTATCGCTATGTGTGGATCGAGGAGAAGATGGATCACCCAGTTTATGCCGAACCACACGGCCTGTCGTTTATCCCAGTGGTTGCGGTCCGGCCAGAGGGCAGCCGGCTTACTACTATTGCCAAGCGTGAACATGAGCCGATGCTGTATGGTGCTGTGAAGTCAGGCGTGTATGATCGCGAGAACACGATCCTGACCGTGGCCTTTACCAATGCTGCAGCCCTGCTTAATGCGACCTTTCACTTTCAGCAAGGTCAGAAGGATGATACATTCCGCCTGGATACCAGCAAGGTGGGCGGCGTGGTAATCACCCCACCTGGCAGCAACCTGAAACCGCTGGCCAAGGAAATGATCAACCCTGATGTGATCCAGTTGCTTACCCTGGCCAAACAGTTCATGGACCAAACCACCATGTACTCCCAGGCGCTGGGTCTGGCACCGGAAGGCGCAGGCAATTTCAGTTACACCAGCCTGGTCGCCCAGCAAGGCCGGCTTCCCCTAGTCGCAGTGAAGGAAGCCATGGCCATTGCTTTGAACACTGCCATGCAACTGGCTTTCCGATGGATCAAAGAAGCCGGAGGCAAGACCAAGATTACCAACCGCACCCAGGAAAGCCTGGAGATCAACCCTGACGACATCCCCAACCTGCTGGAGTTTGATGTCAAGGTGGAAGTGGACCTGCCCCAGGATAAACTGCAGGCCGGAAACCTGGCCACCATGCTGACCAAGGGACCTGATCCCATGGTGTCCAAAGCATGGGCACGATCCAACATCTTGCAGATCGGCCAGTCGGATGATGAGCAGCGACAGATATGGTACGAAGGTGCAAGCCTGGCACGCTTCCAGACTGACCTGACCATGCTTATGGAGAGATTGAAGCAGAAGATGGCAGCCATGCAGCAGAAGGCGGAAATGGAAAGGGCAAAAGCCCAGGGTCAAGGTCAAGGCCAACCTGGTGGAGGACAAGCGCCAGGTGGTGAGCAGCAAGGACCGAATGGACCAGCACCATCACCCGAAGAACAAGCCATGGCTGCTGCAGCCGGAGCCGGCCAACCCAGCCAGCCTGGTCCTGGACTTGAAGGCCAGGGTCAAGGCGGATTGCCCAGTGTTCAGGCTGGTGCCCTGCCTGCCCTTCCGCCTGGTGGATTGACACCACCTGGCGCACCACAAGGCGGAGGTGACTAATGCCACTCAATATGTTTGACAGCCAAGATGCAGCCATGGCCGGCATCCTGGAGTTTGAAGATTGGCTGGCAGACTTCGATGCCCAGTGGACCGCACCGATCCAGGAGATGGCCCTGGCCCTGGCGGACGAACAGGCGCTCCAGCAGTGGTATTCCACGCCGCCAGAGGTACATGCCATGGTGCAGAAGGCTGATCCTGCCAAGTATGCAACCGCCAAGGCCATGATCGAGAGGATAGAACGTGATCACGCCAAGCAAACCCCAGGCGCAGCAGCGATCCCACCGCCTGCGCCATTACCTAATCAACCTGGTACTTCTGTTATCCCTGCTCCTGCAGGCCAAACAATACCAGGACCTACCTTACCGGAAGGAGGCTGAAATGCCTGATACAAAAGTTATTAAGCGTGTGAATAGAAGGGATAAGGGAGTGATCCCGCTGCCTGTTACTCCTGGCCAGTCGGTGATCCCGCAGCCGGCAGGTTTCCAAGGACCAATGGCCAACACTACCTTGATAAACTATCCACAAAATGCCACTGCCACAGAACGCGGCAATAGAAGGGATCGTGGCAGAGGCGGAATGACCTGGCAAGAGAACCCAATCGTGGCTGGACTGATGGGCACGCCACTGCCTATGGCGATGAACGCACCCATGAACGCCATGGCTCCACAATTTAGGCCAGTGAACTTTCAAAAGCCAGAGACTTTTCAACCAACGCGAGCAGGAAGGATGGGCCGGCCAGGTACTGGCGTACCAAAAACACAAGGGTTTACCGCACCTGTGCCTGATGAGATCGCTGCGATATTCAACCAAATGTACACATCACCGGAAAGCGGCGCATGGAACCAGAATGTGCCACAAGGCGGCTATCCTGGGGCGCCTGTACCGGCTGTTGATTTTGCTAATCCCATCAGCAATTTCTGGTCGCAGCAATATAAGCGCTACCTGGACTACAAAAATGCCCAGTACCTGAAACTCATGGCCAACCACCTGTTTGAAACCCTGCCAGAAATGGGAGGCGGTGGTTACACTGCTCCAGATTGGTGGGGCAATGGTGGCAGCGGCGGAGGTGGTGGCGGTGGTGGATATGGCAATCCTGCTTTCAATGCCTGGATGAGCCGGCTTCTTTCCTGGAATGTGAACCGATAAAGGTGATCCCATGGTAATGCCCAACATACCCATCGAAGGACCTGATCCTGACAAGGAACCAGGGAGCGATCTGAAAAGCACGATCAAGAACGAAGCGATCACTGGTGATCAATTACGGGGATCAGATAATTACCTACCAACAGGTGATTACGACAGGTTCTATCGCGGGTATGAGGTATTTAACAATGTTGCAACCCAACGCGGATGGCGCCCTGGTAGTCTGAAAACGATTTCACAACTGGCCACCCAAAAGATGGGCTATGTGCCAACCTTCTGGCAGGACCCTTATCGCGTGGCGCGCATGTATTCTGTGATCCAGGCTGCACCCAAGGGCTGGACGCCGCCGGCCTGGCTGGATGTTAAGAAGGTCAAGGCTGCTTATGATTGGTTCAAGTATCGCAACGGAAACAAGCCAACCGATGAGTGGAAATGGCTGCCGGCTGATGATCCTGGCAATGCTTACCTGGCTGCGATGGAACCACCACCCAATGCCTTCTTGTGGCCGAATGATGCGCGCTATGCCAATCCTGACCAAGTTGCCGAGAACCTGAAAAGCCAACCAGGCTTTGATTGGTACACACTACCGGACATGCAGAGAAGGGCGATCCTGACTTCTAAAACTTTTGACATCAGGAAATATCCCCGCGAGATACAGGAAGCCATGAGGGCGGACACCAATTTCGACTGGACCAAGTTGCCAGAATGGCAGCACATGGTATTCAATATCATGAGCCAACCGATTGCCCAGGGTGTGGCTAGTTCATTACCGATGGCATTAGCCGGTGCTGCCACTGGTGCAGGAGCGGGATTACTGGCGGGGGCTGGTGTTGGTGCGATCCCAGGCGCGATCTCCGGCTTCTTATTGCCATTGATCATTGGTGCAGTATCTGGATGGGCGACTACCAGCAAATATAAACCACTGGCACAGGGCGCATCCATCGTCCAGCAAGGCATGATGTTCCCCAGCCAGGTTGTGGAACAGATACTTGGCTTCCTTCCGCAGTTAGTTTATGGTGCCAAAGAGCCTGAAAAGTATGGATCAGTAACCGAGGTGCTGACCAATCTGAAAGCGTCATACCAGGCCGGTATTGCAGCAGAAGAAGGCAGCGTATATTTTCCAAGTTTCATCAACCTGATCCCAATGGCTGCCACGATCATAGATGATTTCAAAACAAACGGTTTTGACATACGGCCCGATCACATCCTAAAGGTTTTATGGGACGCCAGGGAAAGAGGCGAGATCGCCAATGCTGGTGAAGTATGGGTGATGGGATCAGCCAAGCCGATGATGCAAGAGAACGGTGTACTGGCACTGACCGAAGCCAGGCGCCGGATCATGGCCGGCGAGGACCCAGTGGATGTGCAACTGGACACGATCAACAAGTTTGGTTTGACTGGTACAGCCAGGGGGATGCTGCAGCAGATAATTTCAGATCCGTTGCAAGCGCTGCCCTGGGGTGAGCGCAAGATCATGAGAGGCATTGGCCATCTTACTGGCAGCGAACTCCTGGTGAAAGCCACCGAAGGTCCTTACATGACCAGCCGTGGTCTGCTGGGCCATGTTCAAAACTTATTCCAGGCTACCGGATTTGTATCCACGATCAATAGGCTCAAAGCACTGGTGTTATCCGGTGAGTACGATGTCAAGGCGCTTACCCCACTGGAGCGCAACCTGGCTGGTCTGACCCAGGAAGGCAGGCTGAAATGGTGGACGCCCGCCAACACCAGGACGGACCTGATCGGCAAGATAAAGAACTTCTTTGGCCTGACGCCAGAGAGCAAGGCGGTCATGGGTCAGGGGATCATGGAAGATAACCTGGCAGCCATGATGTGGTTGTTTGGTGACGATGTGGATGGGATGAGGAAATATCTGAACGGCATTTCTGATGGCGACTATGAAATGCTGAAAGAACTCAATACCAAACTCACCAACAGCCCCGAATGGTACACCTTCCTGCCGGCATTGAAAGGCGTGAAGGACAGGATCGAAGCACTGTATGGCCTGTATCACATGGCAGACGATAACAGGAATACTCTGCTGCGGATCGCGGCGATCCTGGGCGAGGAACCAGGCAAGGTCCTGGACGACATGGGTGCCAGGGCAGATGCTGACCTGGACCTGAAAACAATCAGGCATCGGGCTGCTGAACTGGAAGCGACTGGTAAAGCAACACCAGAGAGCCGGTCACTGATCCAGGCGATTGACAGCGGGATGCTCAAAGCAGAGGACCTGGCCGGCTTGGTTAAGGTATTCTACGATGGCGATGTACCGTGGCACCCCAGCCAGTTGAAGGCCATGATCGTAGGGGCACTGAAAGAACACTATGCCGACTGGGCGGTGAACTACTTTGGCGTGGAGAAGGAAAGCCCTGTGTTCCGCCTGGCCAACATTGCCAAGCGGGCGCAGACCCTGGTGCTGCTGGGTTTCAACCCGATGTACCTGATCAATAACGAAACCAACAACATCTTCACCAGGATAGTCACTGGCAACTTCGGTTACATGACCGCCCGCCAGGCCAATATCTTCCTGGATCGCTTTGGGATCACGCCTGCCCGCCTGAATGAAGGCATTGGCATGATCGGTGATGCCAGGATCAATGACGCTGCCCGCAAATCGGCGGATGTGCGTTGGGGAACTACTGGCATGATGCGCAGGGTATATGACACCCTGGGCAAGATCAATAACAAGGTCGGTATCTTCTCCAGGTTATCCGGTGCAGCAGAACGGATCGAAAGCAAGAACGCTTTTATCATCGACATGAAGCGGACCATGGGCTGGTTATGGCAGGTGGGGCGAAGCATCGACCCGTTGCCGCCTGAACTGGTCACCGCATTGGGTCCTGAACGGACCGAACTGGTGTACCGTGCGATCCAGGGCGGGATGAACCTGGACGAGATCAGAACCAGCCTGTCCAGCCAGCAGGTGCAGGTCCAGGCGCGCAGCCTGGTCCAGGATGCAGCCCGCGCCATGGGGATCGATGGCGACACGGCATTATCCATGCTGGATCAGTTGGGTGTGCTGGATGAACTGGACGCAGGTTTCAGGACCGAAGGACCGCTGACGGAAAGCAAAATCCATGCCGCCTTTGCTGCTGCAGAGAAGAAAGCCCAGGATGCAATGGACCTGATGGCAGGCCAGCGCGCCAAGGTGAGTGCGGAACAGATGCGCAACCGGATCGTGATGCAGCCGGCAGAGATAACCGCGCTGATCTCCAATATCGAAATGTCTTACACAGATCGCTGGATCGATCACTATGAAATGTTTGGCGCCGGCTTTGAAGCCATGGACCAGTTACCCATGGAAATGCGCCGGCTCATGGTCGAGGAGATTTACCGAACCAGCGGCAGGGAATGGGATCGGATCAATGGCAACCGGCTGAACCAATACGCTGGGATTATAGAGGGCCTGCGGATCAGGGGCATGGATAGTGATCAGTTCCTGGCCGGCCTGGCTGCGCACGATAAACTCTGGAACGATGCCTACAAGTATCGAGCCGAGTTGGCTGCTGCCTACTGGGATAAGTACAAGGGTGACTGGGATGCGCCTGGTAGATACGCAGCCAGGGACGAAATGAAAGCGGCGATCAGCAAGAAGTTCCAGGAAACCTACGAGGCGGCTGTCAAACAGCAGCAGAAGATCAGCACTGCCATTGCCAAGATGGTGAAGGGCACCTTGGGCGATGCTGCCAGTGCGGTGGCCAAGACCGAGTACGATAAGGTCATTGCCATGCGGGATGAAATGTGGAAGCGAATACAATACTTCCGGCAGAACCTGGAAACAATCCCCTGGGATGATCGCCATGCTGCCTGGACCAAGTTCAAAAGCGATGAGTTGTATCCCATGATCGTGGAGTTGCAGCGCCTGAAAGAGGAAGGCGCCCAGGCTGTCCAGCGTACTGCAGCCGGCCTGCCTCCAGTAGAACCCACTGGACCAACCGCACCCAGGGTGCCACCCGTTACACCAAATGTAACACTTGTTACACCAAATGTAACGCCTGGCGAACCTGTTACACCTCCGCCTGCTGCTCCGCAACCCGCTGGCGCAGCGCGTGTGCCGGTCATGGTTACCAAGAAAATGGAAGGCGATTTGCGATCTCTGGGATTTACAACCGAGCAGATCAATGCCATAACGCCAGATCAAGCCTGGGAAGCGATCAAGGGTGCCGGCCTGTTCGATCCCGAAGTCCAGAAGCAGGTCCAGGCTACCAATGCCGAGGCAACCAACCTGGTGAAACCAATCATGGACCTGGCTGCGCAGAAGGGTATCCCGCTGGTCAATAAGTCCGGCGAACCGATGAACAGGGCACTGATCAATGTGCTGAACAAGCACAGAGAAGCCGGCAGTGATGTGTTCACCACGGGCAACCTGGCCGAGCGATCCGAGGAAGCACAGCGTATCCTGGCTGGCTATACCCCCAGCAATAAGCCTGGTCCGGCAACGGTCATGACCGAAGGGATGCGATCTGCCCTGGATGAGTTGGGTTACGATGCTGACTTCATTGCGAAACTCACGCCCACCCAGGCACAGACGATGATCGATGGCACGCAGTTTGGACCCAATCCCAAGGGTCGATACGCAGAACTGGCCGATCTCCGTGCCCAGGTGGCTGCCCAGGATAAGAGCCTGGCCGCCATGAAGAATGACCCCATGCTGGGTATTCCGATCAAGGGGTATGTGTTCCAGGATATTGCTGCAGCCAAGACCGTTGGTGTGTTCGATGTCCAGGGACTGGGATGGATCAACGATAACTTCTCCCATGCTGCCGGCGATCTGCTGTTGAAATTATGGGTGGAGCAGGCCCAGGCACTACCGGAAGGCGTGAGCATTGCCAGGGCCGGCGGTGATGAGTTTGTGATGTACGGAAACATAAAACCCCAGGAGATGAAAAATCTCTTGAAGCGCCTCGCGAAGGATGTATCCGAGGTGATCGTAGAAGTGAGGGATGCCAATGGCGAAACGCACTACTTCCAAGGCTTCGATATTTACACGGCTGCTGCAGAAAATCAAGGGAAGTACCCAGGTGACGGCTTCGACAGCGCCTACCAAGAAATCAATGCCCAAAAGCAATCAGCCCATGCCATTACTGGCAAAGGGCAACGACCAAGCGGTGTCACTGAACTCGCTGACGCCGAAGCCATGGCAAGGCGGCGAAGTGGTCAGGGTATGGTGGCCGTCCGACCCGAACTACCAAAAGGTGAAGGACAGCCTCCAGCGTCTGCAAGAATAATCGATCAACTCAATATGCCGATAGACGAATGGACCAGGGCCAGGGGAGAAGCCGGCAGGTTGCCGCCATCATCCTGGCCAAAAGACCTGGCCGATACTTACACTGGCATTTATAAAGACATGCGTGCCCTGGTGGAGATCGGCGAACCTGGCCGGCGTGAGAGTTTTACAACACTTGGGCCAGGTGGAGAAGAACGAACCGAATGGCGTGGTATTCCATCCAGTTATCCTGATTGGTATGGTGATCTGAAAGCAGATCGTGAAAAAGTCATGGCTGCCCTGGAGAAATTGGGCAATGGCCAGGAGCCAAAGACACGGCTGGAGAAAGACCTGGCAGACATCGCCGGCACCCTGGTTATGTCCGGTGAGGGGATCACCCCTGAACTACTGGATGCCATGCAGCAGAACCTGACGCTGCACCTGTACAGGCCGGAGATCGACCTGGCCAAGATGGCCAGCCTGCGGGCCACCATGGAGAAGATCAACAACACGGCGCTGCCAGAGAACAAGGCCGCCCAACTCCAGGGGCTGCTCCAGGAAACAGAAGCCTGGGCCAATAGTTTCCCTGATGGGATGATGGCTGCAGAGAAGATGGCACCAGTGGCAGAGGCTTACAATGCGCTGCTGGAAGATTTGTCACGGCGTATCACTGGTTCCCAGGCCGATGGCCTGCGGATCGAAAGCCAGCGCGCCACCTATAACACAGAGAAACATGCCGACATCATCCTGACCAAGCAGACCATGAAAGAGATCATGGTGCAGGAACACGGTATGACGCCGGATCATGCGGATGCGATCCTGGCAGCCAATGATAGTGTGGCTGACGAGTGGGCAAAGTGGAACAACAGCACGCCGGATGAGTTCTGGCGCCAGAACGGTCCTAAACTGATCAAGGAAAGCAACCTATCCTACTACACCGATCCAGATGTGGAAGTCAAGGTCAATGTATGGGATGATAACAGGCTGACCGCGGCGCGTGATGCTTTTGCCAATCAGGAATATCACGGCGAATGGAACGAGGCAGCCGTGGATTATTTTGGAACCACTGACGATCCAAGGGAAGCCGGCTATATCCTGGACGATGGAAGGATGCTGGACTTTAGCGGAAAGAAAGAAGGCGGACCAGCGGGCACCAGGGCATTGGATCACCGAGAGATTGGCTTTGTGTTACCAGAAACAGAGAGAGGCAATGCGTTTGCTGATACCGGAACCCCCATGTCACAAATGGGTAGCAACACTGGCGCAATCCGCATGTCCTGGTTCAGTGATGATGTTTTGCAACTCGATCTGTATGGCACCGTGCCAAGCACGGATCAGATAAGAGCGCTGAATGAGGCGATCTTTGATCACACCGTTCCATCACTCATGGTGGTGGACATCAATAGCGGTTATGGTGACTCTCTTTACTCAATTTCGATCAACAATCCCACCACGGAGGACCTGAAAGCGCTGCGTGAGTTTACTGCCTCCGTGTACGGTGGGGTTGGCAGCCGGACCGACATGGAACACCTGGCTAATCGCAAGTTTAGCGCGCACCGTGGGATGCTGGGTGAACCAAAAGCAGCCTACGATGATGTGGGCGATCTGCATTATTACAACAGCCTGAAAGATGATGGCGCCCTGGCTGATGTACGCGCCCAGCACGCTGACAAGCCACCAGTCGATCTGGATGGCACGGCCAGCCGGCCAGATTTTGTGGAGGAGGCGATCCGGCTTTTTGGCACGACAAGAGAACCAAGAGCCGAAGGATATATCCTGGAAGATGGGAGCATACTGGACTTTAGGGATAAAGGAAGCGGCAGGCGATATTCGGAAATTTCCCAGGCGTTCCCACCCGCCGATATTGCGGACGATCTCACCCTTACGCCAGAAACCTATTTCGACAGCAACACCGGTGCGATCACCGTGAGATATTACAACGACAGCACTGGCAAGAACTTGCAACTGGACATATACAACACGGTGCCATCCTCCAGCCAGATACATGCGCTGCGCCGTGCTTTGGAGGGAGGTCCTAGAACAGGTTATAACAAAGAACTTACTGGGATGTGGCTGCATTATCACGATGTCAAGGGCAATGAACTGTATGCCATCCGTATTGATTTTCCAACCGACCAAGACATAGGTTTTATTCGAGATTTCTCTCATCACCTGTACAGGGGTGATATGAAAGTTGCTGATCTCCGGTTGATGGGTTTCAAGTTATTTGCGCACAGGCCGGCAAACTTCTATTCCGAACCCAAGGGCACTTACATCGGCAACGGTGCTTTCCAGGAATGGAACCATGGCAATAAACTGATCGACAAGGCAGGCAACACAGTGATCGGCTACCATGGTGCGCTGGCTGGCTTCGAGGAGTTTAGGCCATCATCTGTGGATAGCCAACTGGGTGCGGCTTATTACCTAACCTCCAATCCAGAGGATGCCAATGTGCATTACGCCCATCCACAAGCCCAGGACCGGCTCATAAAACTTGAAGGCGCCCTGGACAACCTGATGAACACTGATCCCGAGGAACATATCCCTGCGATTGCCAGGTTTACTGGCAAGTCAGAGATTGAGATCGAGGCAGATATTGAAGTGTGGAAGAACGGCGAGGGCGAGTTTAATGGCAATGCGTTGAACTATATGGCCACCCGTTACGGCGATGATGAAGCGCAGATGTTTGCCGGCACCCTGATCGGACGCACCAACCAGGGTGTGGTCATGCCAGTGATCCCCAAGATGGAAACTCCCCTGGATATGACCGGCACCGGCAACGAGCGCTTTACCCTGGATATTCCCATGGGTGCAGATGGCGAAATGGATTATGACGCAGCCACTGGCACCTGGTTGAAACTACATGAAGCGGTGAAGCAGGCTGCTGACGAACTTGGCGTAAACAATAAAAGATATGCGTTTGAAAGCGAAAGGGATAACAGGATAGGGCAGCGACCATCCCACACATTGGCTGATGTTGTAATGGCCTCTATCGAGGAGCGATTTCCAGACTGGATGGACCAGCCACCACTGGTCAAGGATGTGATCAAGGCCATGATGTACATGCCAGAGTTATCTGGCATAGATGGCGAATGGAACAATGAATGGGCCATCCTGGATCGGCAGTTTGTCCAGGAAGTGATCAAGAACCTGGGCTATGATGGCGCGGTATTGAAGCCGGTGGACTATTTCACTACCATGTACCAGGACATGCCGGACACTATCCACTACATCCTGTTCAACAAGGATCAGATCAAGTCAGTGTGGAACCAGGGAACCTGGGGCAAGGGTGTGGCCAACATCCTGAAAGATGGGGGCAATGAATACCGCCTGGCTCCAGGACAACCATGGTACAGCAAGTTGCAGCGATCCATCCAGGCAATCAGCCAGAAGGTCATGACCGCCGAACAACTGCAGGGTATGCTGGTGACAGCCGGCATCAAAAAGGATGAACTGATCTACACTGGCCTGCAGGAATGGATGGATGGCCTGGAGCAGGGCCAGAAGATCACCCGAGAAGAAGCGCTTACAGCCATGACGCCGGTGCAGATCGAGGAAGTCTGGCGGCCAAGCAGGAAGCAAACAGTGCCAACCCCCTACAAGGATATGAGAATAGAGTGGGAGGATGTGAGTTGGGGCGGGATTGATCGGGAAAATAAAGTGTTTTATGCCCATGCTTATGTGCCAGAAAATGTTGAATATCCTGGACCTGTCACAGGAACCAAAGAACGCGTGTTTGGCACACCAACGGTGGAGATACGGAACATAAGAAACAAAATAGGCGGGGAGTGGGTTGATAAGTTTTTTGTGCGATCATCAATACTTCCTGCCGATAGCATGGTATTTTCGAGCCTTGATGAGGCGAAAGCGTTTGGCGACAACTTGATGCGCGGCTTTACGCCAGAGTTTGAACCTGGGCCAGAACCCAAGTGGAGGGATTATATTGCCGTCCATGGTGGCACCAACTACACCGAACTGGAACTTGTCTGGCATCCCGAAACCAGGCCAGTCGATCCTGGTCTGACCGCTGCTGCAGAGAAGATCAATGATATGTCCCAGGCTGCGGCCAAGGAAGTCGAGGAGTTGAATGTCAAGATATATGACCTGGATGGCAAGCGATGGGATTTATTGAGCCTGATCGACAACAAGAAATGGGAAATAGATGCCAACCGCCGGATGCCTGGCGATGATTATGGCGTGGCACAATCACTGCAGGATGAACTGGCGGATCTGAACAAGCAGTATGACGACAACCTGGCGATGATCGATAGCAACCCGCTTCGACTGGAAGCAAAGAGTGCCAGGCGCAGGTTTGAAAAATTAGACACAGATTACATAAGAATAAAAAACATTTTGAATACGGCGGAAAGAAACAGGGGATTTATCAGTGGCCACTGGGAGGAGCCGGATGTTCTGGCACACGCCCGCATGACGGATCACGTTGAAGATAAGACCAGTGGCAAGGTCGCCATGGTCCAGGAAATCCAGACCGACTGGATCGAGAAGGGTCTGCATACCGGCTGGGCAACGGAACTGCCGGAGAATAAGCCGCTGCCTGATTACCCCTACTTTGACTTCGATGCCTATGAAGAAAGGTTGCACGAGTTGAGCGCGGTAATCAAACAAGTAGCCGATGAAAATGTAAAAAATAATTACTCGTTTACATCGAAAGGCGTATTTCACGGCGATCAAAAAATAGGAAGCCGCAGGATCGTACACACCAAGGGTTCCAGCACCGCCTATTCGGCTTACGATGTGGTCGATGTAATAATTAATGCCGATGGCACCAGGGTTGAAGTTGCACCCGAAGAAAAGGCTGTGATCACCAGGCACAACGACTTGTCCAAGCGCTATGCCAGGGAAGTCCGGCGGGCGGAAAAATCGGGACGCGACCTGGAGGACTGGTTCACTTTGGCGAAGTCGGCGGCCAGGAGCAACACGGAGGGCGGATATATCAAGCCACCCTTTGTGAACAACTGGCATGAAATGGTGATGAAGCGGATGTTGAAATACGCTGCTGATCATGGCTACGACTACCTGGGCTGGACCACTGGGATGCAGCAATCCGATGTGAACTCACTGACCAAACGGATCAGCCGCATCTACTGGGAGAACGCCACCCCATCCCTGGGAAAAGAAAAGGCAGAGGCTTATTACCTGACCGTGTACGATCTTGAAGGCGATGTAATTGTGGATCGTAAGGAGGTTCAAGCCGGCGAACTGTCTGAATATATTGGCGAAGAAATGACGAGCAAGGTCGAGAGCCAATACGCCACTGCGGACGAAGGCGAGTTTACCGGCACTGACCTGGAGATCGGCAGCAAGTTTCACATGACGCTGTATGACGAACTGATGAGAAGCGACCTGGCCAAGATCGCCAAGAAGTATGGGGTCGTGCCAGAAGATATTGAAGTGCGCACGGATACTTTCACAACCAACATGGACTACCACGGACCGGACCTGACCGCCAGTGAGTTTATTGAAAAGGCTGGACCGGTGATCCAGGAAATGACGAGGACGGCAAGCACGCGCGTTGATATTGAGGGGGCTGCTATCATGCAAAAGCAGTATGAAACCATCGTGAACCTACTGGAACACGGTGATGAAACGCAGCGCTTTAGCATGGTGATGGAGTTGAACGGAAGCAGCCGGATGGCAGAAATCATCGGTGGGGAAATGAGGACAAAATATACAACCGATACCATACATGCCATCAAGATCACGCCGGAGTTGGGTGAAGCGCAGCGCCTGTACGGCAACAACCTTTTCGATCAGCGCCCAACCTACGACCTGATGGCCGATGGCCGTGCCCTGATCGATGCTTTCAATCACACCGATCTGACCACCCTGGTGCGGAACACCTGGGATATTTTCAGGCGCACCATGCCGGCCAGCCGGCAGGGGATCAGCGCAGCGGACGCAGCCAAGGGCTTCGCAGACTACTTCCAGACCGGCAAGGATACGCCAGGTGGTGATTATGGCGTGTACGAAAGTTGGCTGGTGGGTGCCTACAGGTCCGTGAAGAACAGCGTGATGAAAGTCAGCATCAATCCAGACACCGCCGGCTACCTGGAGATCATGGCCAACCGGCAGCCCATTTCCCAGGGCCTGGCAAAGGATGGACAGATGGCCATGTTTGGTGCCCAGGACACGCCACTGTTTTCAAAGACGGTCACGCCTGGTGATGAGCAGATATTCAACCCGAAGCCAGCAGGACCTATCCAGCAGACTATGCCTGGCTTGGGGCCGGAGATCGGCGCCAGGAAGGTAACCACCACCGAGGACCTGGGACCGTTGTTCAAAAAGATGGCAGATACCGATGGTGTCTATGGCAAGGAAGCCGGCACAACCTATACCCAGGCTGAACTCGATTTGAGGGTCAAGGCCGTGGAAGCCCTGCACTTGATTGGAAAGAAGGGTGACATCCTGGCCTTGGGAATATCCAAGAAATTTCACGATCAGGGATATGTGCCCTTGGTTGGGCTGCGCTTCAACGACTACAAGGAACTGGCCACCATTGCACAAATATGTCGCAACCCGCTGTACGAAGTGGGGCGGGTGATCTATACCAAGGGCGACCTGGTTGTTGGCGAAATGGCCACCACCAGCAGGATGCCTGGGTTTGGTGCAGCCTTGCCCGAAGGTATTTATAAGGAACCAGAAATCTTAAGGCAAGTGGCCTGGGACCTGGACGCCGATGGCGTGTGGTATCTTCACAACCATCCCAGTGGTCATAGTAATCCAAGCCCGCAGGACCGTGGAATGACAGCGGGGATAGCGAATATATTAGGTCCTTTGTTCAAAGGCCATGTGGTAATTGACCATGAGGAATATTCAATCCTGGATAAATATCTCCGTGTTGAAACGCACGAACTGAAAGATGTGCCCACGCCTTATAACCTGCACAATGCGGGAGAACGGATGGTACATAACCCGCTGCTTGGAAGGGCGATCAGCAGCCCCGAAGGCGCAGCCAGGTTTGGTATTGACATGGGTGCTGATCCTAATAAGGTCATGGTCGTTGGATTGTCAGGTGGTTCAGTGCGGTCCGTCATGGAGATCACCGTGGCTGATATGGCGGGCATGAATGTATCACTGACCCCTGAAAGGGTTGGCCTGCGATCTGCCGCGATCCTACGCATATTTGCAAAGAAAACCGGCGTCAATGGGATCATCCTGATCAATGTACCCAACGATCCGAATGTGATGCCCTTGCTGCGCCAGGCCCTCAAGAGTGATCTGATCATGGATGCCATCTTCCAGGATGGTTCGAGTTTCAAGCAAAACACAGGCATTGACGCCGATACTAATTATGGCATGGGCAAGGAGTTGGAAAAATACAAGGGTATCCAGATCGGCGAGAGTGCAAACGATTACAAGGCGGACCAGCCGCCCTACGATCCCAATGCGCCGGTGGGTGGCTATGACCAGGTGGCCCAGGATCGACCTGATGAACAGATCATGCAGGAAGGCTGGACCGATCATGTCAGGCCATTGCTGACCGGCATGAAGAACCTGGCAATGACCCAAGCCAAAGAAGGTGGCTTCAACATGGGTAATCTGGATGCCGGCACAACCAAGCAGTTGAATAACTACCTGGAAGGAACCGTCAAGGGTAACCTGGCCACGGCCAAGATCGCTGCCCTGCGCCATGCTGAAAGCCAGCGTGACTTTGCCATGCTCAACTACAACCGCAGGTACGGCTTCGATAAGTACCTGGATGTGGTCTATCCCTACCAGTTTTGGTATGGCCGGACCATGATGAACTGGGCGCTGCGTGCCCTGGATCGACCCACCTGGTTTGCCAACTATGCCAGGCTGCGATCAATGCAGAACACCTACCAGCGGAATATCCCTGAACGATTGCGCAAGAAGTTTGCGATCCCAATGCCCTTCCTGCCGGCCTGGATGGGTGGTGCTGTGTACATGGACCCGCTGCGTAACATCTTCCCGTTTGCCGCCCTGGAACAACCGTTTGATCAGATGCAGCAGGATCAGGTCAGCATTGGTTATGAACTCCAGCGGGTGCTGCGGGAATGGGCGGATGCCGGCACGATCACCCAGGAACAACTGGCTGCTGCCCAGCAAGGCCAGGGTCCAACCTACACCAAGGCTATGGCAGAAGCAAAGACCAGGCGCCAGGCAGAAATAAGCAACCCCATTGACTTCATGAATGTGATCATGGGACCAGCCTGGTATCTATCGGCTCCCTACTATGCACTGACCGGCCAGGCAAACAAGATCAGCCCGCTGCCGATCACCAGGACAGCCAATGCTTACAAGGCTGCCACTGCCGGCACCTCGATGCAGGGCATTGGTGACATCATCGGCCTGCTGGCTGCACCAGAGAACCTGGCCAGGAAAGCCACCGGCCTGTCGCAATACGGCGAATACGGCGACTATTATATTGATCGGCAACTGGCCAACATGGTGGCGGATGGGGAGATCACCTACGACCAAGGGATCACGGCCATGATCCAGAGGAACGGATCGGTGTTCGAGGCTGCCAGGCAACGTGTCAATATGGAAATGGCTGCCAAGGTTCCAGGTGCCATGGCTCTCTACGCTGCTGCGCATGGCAATGTGGTCCAGGGTGCTGCAGCCCTGCTGCCAAGTTTCTTTGGTGGTAACCTGCTACCCACCGGCGAGTTAGAATACCGTGGCCTGAAAGGCGAGTGGGATGATGCCTGGGCTGCCAAGGATCGCGGCGATACCGATGCGGTCAATGCCTTCTTCGACAAGCATCCTGAATACAGCGCCTACCTGGCCAAGGGTCAGCCGCCGGATGTGCGTATGCGCCAGTACCTGGTCGGCCAGGTGTGGGATCGCTACATGGCACTGGACCAGGCAAATAGAAGGGAAGTCAGGCCACAACTGGGCGACCTATTCCAGGAGGCTTTTCTTGACAAGACCACTCGCAATTACGACAACATAGATACATCCACCCTGACAAACTGGGCCAGGATGCTGGGTGCTGCCAACCTGCCGACTGTACCTGAAACCCAGGCGGCCATGGCTGCTCCGGTGACGCCGCTGCGTGGATTGCCGCCGGCCATCGACAAGGCTTTGAACAAGTTTTACGCTGATCGCGAGGCCATGTTCCCCAACATCATGGCGATCAATGATGGTTATTACGCCCAGCCGGTGGAGGGCCGCACTGCTTACCGTGCGCAGTTCCCGCAGTTGAAGCAATACTGGGACTGGAAGCAGCAGCAGATCAATGACCATCCAGAGTTGGCTCCCTTCCTGGATCAATACATTGCCCAGGCGATCTTGAATGGCACCAGAACAGCGGCTGGGATGAACCAGGCTACTGCACAACAGGTCCTGGCAAACTGGTATCCGCCTGATTTCAACAGCCCCGCGTACTCCGCTGATTTCTACCTGGCCGATGCTTCTGACAATCTAAAACAACAGGTGGCCTACTACGCACTGACAGGATCAGACCTGGGAGCAGGTGCCCAAGCCGAGTTGGAAAAGATATGGATCGAGAACGGAAAACCAGGAGGATCCATTTTGGGCTTCCTGGCGCTGCTTGCAGCGTCTATTCGGTAGTTGTATCATCGCACAACCTGATGTAGAATGTCCGTGTAACTCATTTTCAAAGGAGGCTAGTGAAATGGGAAATCCTGTGAGTACCAACCTTCAAGGACAGGCGCCTGTTGCGCCCGATCCTGATCCGGTGCAACCTGGTCAGGAACAAGAACCCCTGGAGGATAATGATCGCCCCGTAACCAAGGCTGAACTCGATGCCGCCATGCTGCAGAACCAGCGCCAGGCACAGAGTTTAGTCGATAAGGCACAGGCTAATACACAGAAGCGCATTTCCGCTGCCCTGGCCCAAGTGGATGCCACGGCTGCCCTGGCGAAAGATGCCGGCACCCCCATCCCCGATGCCCAGTTGAAAGCCATGAAGGACCTGGCGCGTGAAAAGGTCCTCAACAGCACTGATCAGCAACCCGCTGGTCAGCCGGCCAATCAACAGGCAAACCAGCAGGCACCCGTAGGCGCCGATCTTGTGGCCCAAGAGGTGATGGCCAAGCAGGAACAGGCCGGAATATTTTTGGAGACGAATGATCCAGAACTACAGACCATTATCGTTGATAAGGGTTTGTCCATTTACTTCAAAAGTATTGACGATGCCCTGGCTGCGAAGGCTGCACGACTAGCATCCCCCCAACCTAATCCACCCGCTGCCCCAGCAGCCGGCGCGGCAAGAATGACGCTGCGAGGCAGCCCCCCTCCCGCCAATCGGATTGCGAACATCACAGACAGCGCCCAGTTATACGAGTTGGGCGAACAGCAAATCCGAAGCGGGAAAGCGCGTAGGCGCTAAAGGAGTTTGAAATGCCCGTAGGTTTAGTAGATATCGCGAAGGCCAGCGAGTTGCCCTTCCAGAAGGGTTTTATTCAGGACCTGCTGCGATATTCCGATCTGCTGGCGGCCATTCCATTTGACGATGTGACTGGCCTCCAGGTATCCGCCTCCCGCTGGCAGACATTGCCTGGTGCGGGCTTCCGCAAAGTCGGTGGTGGTTACACCGAGAGTTCTGGAAACGTGGAAGATATTGTCGAAAGCATGGCCCTCCTGGGCGGCGATGTCAAAATTGACAAAGTTGCCGAGAAGATCAATGCCAAGGTCGAGAAACCCATGATCACACAGATGAAAATGAAAGCCAAGGCGGTTGCCTTCGCCTTCAATAACGCCTTCATCAACGGTGACAGTGGCCTCGATCCTGACACCTTCGAGGGGTTGAAAAAGCGGGTGAGCAACATGCCAGCCCGCATGACCATCAACCTCCAGGGATCAACGGACAGCCTAAAGATTTTTGCCAGTGCAGCCAATGAAAAGACTTTCGTTGATGGATTGCATCAAGCCGTCAAGTTCTGCGATGGCGCGACGCACATCTTCTGCAACGAAACCACTTACTGGAAGATTGGCAGCCTGCTCCGTGACCTGGGCCTGGTTTATAACACCATCGAAATGTTTGAAAAGAAGTTCCCAAGTTTTGCTGGTGTGCCCATCATCGATGTCGGTTTGAAAGCCGACAAGACCACGGAGATCATCACCAACACCGAGGACCCTGGTGACGCCGGAAACGATAGCACCAGCATGTATGTGGTCCGCATGGACACGGATGATGGCGTTCGGGCGATCCAACTGGCCGGCATGGGGATTGATATTTATGATCCCTTGAATGGCAATGAGAGCGAGAGTGGTCCGCAGTACCTCCGCCGCATCGACTGGGCAGTAGGGCTGCTGAATATCAGCAACTACTCCATCGCCCGCATCTGCAACTTCAAGATGGCGGCCTCATAAGGATGGTGCAAAATGCGTGACACTAACTTCATCTTCCACGATGGCACGACCTTCACCTCTACCATCACACCCAACTCCACGACCCGATCCGGCGGCTCCGCCGTCCTGGATGTAGGGAAGTCAGGCGCGAATGGCCTGTGGGTGACCCTTTCCAACAAGGCCCTCATGACCGGCACCACCCCCACTGTCGATGCCAAGGTCCAGTATAGTAACTCGGCAACCTTCGCATCCGGTGTGGAAACCGGCCCCAGTTTCCCGCAGATCACGGGCACAACCGTGGCCGGCTACCGCCGATCCGTGCTGTGCCAGTCACCTCTGCGCTACTGGCGTGTGGTCTTGACCTGCGGCGGCACCGTGACAGCCACCTCCATGGAGGTGTATATCGCCAGTGGCCCGCAGCGTGACGATGTTTCAGGTGCTGGCTAAACTCCAGTTTGAGAAGGCTGAACCATAGCCAGCATTGAAAGGGTGCCCTGGGCACAGATACCAGGGCACCCATCCCCAATCCCCAACAGGAGGATGTTATGAGAATACTTGTGACCCACCCCAGGAAAGACAGTTTTGATGTGAACAACATCCACTTCGAGAAAGGCCAGGCGATCCTGGACGACCAGGGCACCAGCCATCTTCTCGCCGGTCAGCAGCATGAGGATGTGATCAAGAACCTGACCGACCTGGGCTGCACCTTCAAAGAGTTGGACAAGAAGCCGGCTCCGCCCAAGGTGCCAGCAGCCAAGAAAGTGCCAGCCACCCCAAGAAAGAAGGTGGTTAAATGACCAGGTATATCGTCACCGTTCCCAATGCGAAATACAACGGCAAGGCAGCCGGCATCCGATTTCAAGATGGGCGCGCTGTGGTGGATGATCTCACCATCGACAAGTCGCTGGGTCACAGCCTGCCGGAAGTGATCACCATATTCAAAAACCTGGGGTATAGCATCCAAGAAGTGGCAGAACCCAGCGCAAGGCATACTGGCGCCGTGATCCCTGATGCGATCATGGCCGATATAAAGGCACCGACCAAGGCGCCGGCCAGAAAAAAGAAACAGCCGGCCTGATCCAAACATGATTACGGGCTTATGCCCGCCCAGGCGGGCGGGCTTTTTTCTTCGGAGGTGAATATGGCAGCAAAGAAAGAAACTTTGAAACCCACCAAAAAAGGGCAAAAGAAAATCACCTTTACCCCTGGTGGTCTGCACAAATCAACCAAAACCCCAGCCGGAAAGAAGATACCGGCCAAGAAAATGCAACAGGCGCTGGCTGGGAAACTAGGACCGAAGGCCAAGAAACAAGCACAGTTCAAAAAGAATGTGCTGACTGGCCGAAAAAAAGGAAGGTAAGAAATGTCAGCAAATGATTACATCACCGGTGTCAATCCAGTCACTGGGCAGGAGGTCAGAATACCCTGCGAGATCATGTCTGATGGCCTTGCTTCGATAGGTAAGAACGAGGTCAAATTGGCAACAGCGGACGGTGTGGACCTGAACACTGGGACCAACCAACTTCTTTACACGGTCCCTGTCGGAAAAATATGCGTGATCACCAGGATATGCCAGCGCAATGCCTCGATCAGTTTGAGCACCAACTCCCATAGTATCGGATGGACCAGTGCGGCCTATGCTGATGTCGTGGCCAATGCAACCCATACCGGCCTGACCGGCCCTACCTTGGCTGCCTGGCTGGTACTTATCGCCGCTGGGATCAAAGTGGGTACTGCGGGTCAACCTTTGTATCTAAAAAATAATACCAACCAGGGTGCGGCTGCCACTGCTTCCTTTGACATATTTGGCATCCTGATCTAACTGGAGGCGCCCATGAATGAAACGCTATTCGAGGCGATCCTGTCCCTGTCCAGGGAAGTCAATATCACACGGGATGGCACGGCCACTGCAACTGGAACGGCCACCACGCTGAAAGATGATCAACTCGATCCTGGCATTGAGAACATGCGCAATGGCACGATCTTCATCCTGTCCGGCGCCAGCGCGGGAAAGAGCCGGCGGATCAAGCAGCACACAGCCGTAAATGTTTTCACCTATGTGACCACCACCACGCTGAACGCAGTGGGTGATCGCTATGCGGCATCCCACAGTGACATCCCCAGGGATGTGCTGATCAGTTGCGTGAATGAAAGCCTGCGCCGGATGCCCAAGATTGGAACCGATGCCACCCTGGTGACAGTGGCCAACCAGCAGGTGTACACCCTACCGATTAGCCCGCTGATCATCGACAAATTGATCAAGGTGGAAATAGCCACCCAGGCAGCGGCTCCTTATCGTCCTTACGAGCATCATGGCTGGGATGAGCATGATGGTGAACTTTGGTTCGATGGCAACCCACCCACCTCTGCCGGCAAGAAAATCTTTTTGACCTACCTGGTCAAGCCGGTGGACCTGGCAACCGATAGTGATGAAATCCCCTTCGGTGTCAATGCCAATGAGTTGCTATGGCGATCTGTCCTGGCTGCCTGCAAGTATGGCAAGCGGTTACATGGCGCGGATGTAAAGCGATCCTGGGATGAAAAAGCAAACGAGGCCCAGGTCATGCTGCAGCGCTATGCCCAACCGCCTCCCCAAATAACATCTAAACTTTCATCCTGGTAAACCTATGGCGCCAATAACTGTATCCCCAAAGAACGCAAACCCAACCCACCATATATCCCTGACGGATGGCAAGATCACCATCGGTCTGATCGCCGTGGATAGCCAGCAAAAGAAGGACCCTGATCTGATCGGGCGCAATCCAGTCGAGCGATCCAGCCTGAAAACATCCACCGGCAACCAGCAGTATTCTGACCTGGAGCCACCTTACACGGTCCTGGCCCAGTCCAACTGGGCCGGTGGTCGTGGTCAGGACATCTTCGAGAATGATGTCACCAGGTTCAGGGACAGCCTGCGTCTAAACACAGCCAGGACTGGAAAGGTGATGCTGGCCGGCAGGGAGAAATATGGGTATGGTTATCGCAACCAGACCTATATGCTACCTGGCAACATGAAACTACGGCAACTCGCCGGCGGTGAAAGATACCTGGCCAAGAGCATATCCGCATCAGGGTCCTATTCCGTACTGGCCATCAGCCTTTGGATCAGGTATCGAGGAAAACCCAACGCTGACCTGACCGTGAAAATACTTTCTGACAGCACAGGATCGCCTGGCTCCACATTGCAGACGAAAACCCTGGCATATACCAGTATCGATGCCCTACTTTCAGAGTTCTACAACTTCGTGATCACCAGCCAGGCGATCACCAGCGGGACGCAATACTGGGTCGAAGTGTACGGATCAGCAAGTGATGATGAAGATAACCACTGGGAGGTCGGCGTCAAAGACGGCGCCGGATCGACCTACAAATCATCCAATGGAAGCACCTGGACCATCGACAATGTGGACCTGTATTATCGTCTGATCGATGCGCCTGCTCCCACAGATGGCAACTACTTTGAATACAAGAGGCAACTGTACTTTGTCAGCAAGCCATCGGATGGCACCGCAGCCAAGTTATACATGAATGGCGCCAGGGGTGCGGCGATCTCCAACTCCGGCGATCTCAACTACATAAACGCAGGCGGCAGCCCAGGCTGGTCCAGTGATGAATGGGTTGGCTGCGTGGCTGTGATCATAGGTGGCACCGGCCTGGCCGAGGAACAAAACTGGCGGGTGATCACTGGTAATACTTCCGCTTCTGCGCGTGTTAGTAGTCCATGGAAGATCGCCCACGATACCACCACCGAGTTTGTGATCCTGGGATCGTTGAAATGGACCGAGATAACCGGCCATGGCCTGACCGTGCCAGTTACAGATGTCCTGGTCAGCAGCATGAATGTGGTTTACTTTGCCCAGGGTGACAGCGTGACCATGCGCCGGATGCGGGAATACAACAGCGCCGGCACCTGGACCAGGGACTTCGCAGCCGATGGCACCAACAAGGCTGTGTTCCTGGTCGAGTTCAATGGTGGCGGGTTTGACCTGATGCAGATCGTCCGGTCACTTTCGGATTGTACGATTGCCAGGGCGAAGCCGAAGGTGTGGGGCACCGACCTGGTATTTGGCAGCACCGCACCATCGTTACTGGGGGCAGCCACCTGGCAGGCAACACATGCCTATGCCCTTTATGCTACCTGCAAACCAACCGTGAATAATGATCTTTACTACCGCTGTGTTTACGCTGGCACCAGCGCCGGCACGGAACCGGTCTGGCCGATCACACCAGGCAAGTCAGTCCTGGATGGCACTGTGGTATGGACCTGCGAACAGGAAATCCTTTTCACGCCGGCTGTCAATCTGGCAGTGGGTGATGCTTCTGACAGGATCACCAACCTGGTACGGTATGTGGACGACAACCAGGATGAGGCTGTATGGGTGATGAAGGAAGCCGGCCCCTGGGAGTTCGTGATCGCAACCAATGACACGGTGGATCGGGTAAAACTGGACGAGTTCAAGACCATTGCCAGTTCGCAGAATGGAAAGGTATCGGCTCTGCAGAATGTTTACCTGTTCTATTCGGTCCAGAATAGTATGCACCGCTTTTACAATCCCAACCTGGACGACATCGGACCAACTCTGGATGAAGGTTTGCCTGCCAACCGGCGAGGTCCGATCAGTTCCATGCTTTCCTATCCTGGTCGCATCTATGTTACCGTGGATGCTGGGATAACTGGGTACAGCAGCCTGCTGGAAAACAACGGCAGTGCATCTTACGGGGAAATCTACCGTGCCCCACTGGGTGAGAGATTGTATGCCACTGCTTTCCAGGTGGTCCCAGGCGACAAGCCGGATAAGTTATGGATACGCCAGGGCGGCGACTTCGTGTGCCTGCCCTTCCCAAGCGAGGGATTTGATCCATACCAGGACCCCAATTTCGAGTTCGTACACGAAGGCGCTTTGCAAATGTCCGGCACCTATGCCGGCCTGCAGGACGCCTGGAAATACTGGCACTCTTTGAAGGTTCACCTGGATGGCCTGGCGGTGGATATAAATGACAATCCCCTGGACTGGCTGGAAGCAGATTACAGACTGGACGGTGAAACCGGCTGGCACGAAATGCCAGACACCTTCCTGACCATGCCAGTAAGTGAGGTCGAGTTCAGTGATCCCGATAATGCCAACCTGGGAGCATCAGCCAAGCGCATCGACATCCGCATCCGCTTCTACTCTATCAATGTGGCCAACACGCCCAGGTTGAAGGCGCTGATCATCGAGGCGGTCACGGTCAGTTCGCCCAAGTTTGCCTATATTGTGCCGGCGCTGATCAGTGTGAAGAACCTGCGTGATGAGGACGATAATGCAATGCCCACCTGGACCAGGGTAAGACAACTGGACGAGTGGAGTGGCACGGCCAGGCCGTTGAAAATGCGCTGCACCAATCCACTTTTCGATGATGTCATGGTGTTCCTGCAGCCGGTCCCTGTCCGGCCACTGGCATCAGCCCAACTTACCAACGAGCATGATTATGTGGTCACCATAGCGATCCAGGAGGCGTGATGAAGATCGCCAGCGCGAGCACCACGATCACCTACGGAAAGACCAGCACCCGCCGGCCAGGAACCAAGATCGACAGGCCACCAGTGACAGTGCTTCGGCCTGAAAAGGAAACGCCAGGCATTATCCAGGGCCGGCAGGCTGGCAGTATGTTGGAGTGGAACACGGCCAGGGCGCTCTGGCTGCTCAACTGGAGTTTCTACTACCAGTTGGATGTTCGAGGCGGTAACGATGTTCGCGGTGGTTTTATCGTGGATTTCCTGGTGGACACCGTGCCGGCCAAGACCCCTTTGATGTGCAATGGCAGGTATTTTCATACGGAGACAATGAGCGAATACCAGGCCATCGAGATCAACAGGGCGCTGCGCGCCATGGGTTACCACATCAGAGATGCCCTGATCCTTTGGGAAGAACACGGCTTGACCGTCCAGGATGCAACTGCCTGGCTATTCAAAGAAATTGGGAAAGGTTGATATATGGATATTTATAAGGACGATCCTGCTGTACACGACATTATGATCCGCCCAGGTGCCAGGTGGGACCTGACTTTGATTTACATGGACAACAACGAGGTGCCCATTGACCTGACTGGATACACCGCTTACTGCGAGATACGGACCAGGGCGGGTGGCGATCTCCTGGCCACTCCAACCATCGCGGTCACAGCGGTGGCCGGCCAGATCAACCTGACCCTACTGCCTGCAGCAACCAATGACATCGGTGCCGAGGTTGGTGCCTATGATGTCCTGATCCGCAAGGACAGCGATCACACGCAGATCAGTTACCTAGTTGGTGGCGAGGCTTACATCAAGCCGATTGTCACCGCCGTGGCCTGGACATAAGGAGATACCATGAAACTAAAGATCATTGAAACCAACACGCTGGCCAATGTCCAGGAAAAGCGGACGGAAATAATCGAGATCGCAGACTTTCTCCTGGCCGGTGACAAGATACCTGCCAGCCTGGCAACAGTGGCTGGGCAATTACCTGTATCCACGGCTGCGAACACCTGGGCAGCACTAGGCGCTCCAACCGCAGATGGTCAGTCGATCATAGCCAACCTGGCACTGGCCAATAAGATGGCCTGGGGTGCCAGTGGCGGCGGCGGATCAGCGGCCTTGACAAACAAATCCGGTGGCACGGTTTATGCCGGCAGCGTGGTGGTCCAATCCACCGGCAATGATAGCGCCTTCACCACCACGGTCCTGGAACGCGATCTGATCCTGGGTGTGGCCGGCGAGGACATCAACAACAATGCAACCGGCGCCATCAAATTAAGTGGCCTGGTCACGGTCCTGGTATCCGGCAATGTCAGTAGGGGGGATTACCTGATCAGTAGCACAACTGCAGCCAGGGCCAAGGCTGCCAGTATAAGTTTCCGAGCCTTCGCCGTGGCTGTCACGGCCTATGGCGGCGGCGGAAATGGATCTGTCAGCGCCATCCTGATCTCGCCACAACTTCTGATCCCCAATGGAACGATGTGGGCATACAACAATGATGCGTCAGCCATTACTGTTGGCGATCCGGTGGCTATCGACCCATCCTACACTTCTGGTTTCGGCATCAAGATGCCAACATCGACTGGAGATTTACGACTTGTTGGTGTGGCTTTGACGCCTATCGCTTCGGGTGCCTCCGGCATCATTTCCATCGGTCCAAATGTTCAACCGATCAATGTGACTGGCACCGTTGTATTTGGACACTCTCTTGTAAGTTCCGCCTCTGCACATTATGCCCAGGATAGTGGTGGAGGTGGATGGGGGCCAGGTGTGATTGGATGGGCACTGGCGGCACAGGCTAGTGGAACCGGAACGATCAATGCGTTCATAATGCCCTACCCGTATTATTATTCACTCGCCACAAGCATCATAAGAACACAGACAAAAACCGATATATCAGCCGGCGCCTCGGTAACAGCCATTGCCAGCGCCATAAGTGACGGATCAAATAGATTGATGCTTGTTTTCGGTATAGGCGATTCTGCGAACAAACCCGTCACATTCAAATTTAATACGAGCGAGGCATTTACGCAATTACAAGCAGGTAATAATGGTGTTCCATTTGTCGGTCATTTGGCAAGCCCTACTCTCACCACTGCAAATATAATAGGAGATTATTCTTCTATTACCACTGGTTATGGCATTTGTATAGAAGTGTTTTTGAACGGGGTTTATACCGTAACTCCGGTTGGCACATTGGGCACCGGTTCTGGTTCAAGTACCACACCATCCCTTGTTGTAAGTTGTTCTCCAGGCGATCTTGTCATAGGTACTGTAGCGATTATAGGGTCCGCCACCATCACTGGAGGAAGGGCGGCTGGCCAAACAAACCTGGCAGATGTAAGTAATGGATTGCCAAGAAGGATGGCAACTGATTATGCGATTGCATCAGGAAGTTCATTTACATTTACCTGGACAATATCTTCTTCTCTTTCTTGGTACACCGCAGGGGTGGCCGTGAAATCAGCATAAGGAGGTCGAAATGAAAATACCTATTCCACCAGGCGTATTGGTAATCGATGTCAGCAAGTGGAACCACCACCTGAATATCAGTGAACTGATCAGCGGTGGTGTGAAGGCCGTCATTCTTGGCTTCTATAAAAAGTGGGTGCCGTTCAAATATGTGCTGGACGACAACTGCAAAAGGATCGCCGACCAGGTTGCAGCCAGCGGCGTGCCCTTGATGGCCTATAAATATTATTATTGTGCGGATGATCCTGTCAAAGATGCGACCTGGATCATCGAGGCAATGCAACCTTATCCGGTCAAGTTTGCCTGGGCTGATTGCGAAGATGTCAGTACCGGATACAGCACAACCTTTCACTCGGAACAGGCGCGCAGGTTTATGCTCACGCTTCATGCCGGCTTTCCTAGGTCAGGTATTTATACAGGGGCGTGGTATGTCAATGGCTGGGCGCCGGACATGGACACCTGGATCACACATTACCAGACCTGGATCGCACACTGGAAATATCAGCCGTCCCTGAAAACGATGATGAGTTGGGAGGAACTGAAAAAGAACTGGCTGCCCAACTATGATGTGCTGGCGACATCAGGAATGTTGCCAGAGAAATTTATGGGCCACCAATTTACCGGTGATCGCTGCATGTTGCCAGGAGTGTACGATTTCTATAATCGCAGGATGCCATTGGATGTGTCCGTGTTCAATGCAAATTTCATAGCAAGTTTCAGCGAACCAACACTGCCGCCTCCATCCGTGCCCTTGCCCGATCCTGGCTTTACTCCGTACTTTGTATTGTCCTGGCAACTGAATGTGCGCACCGGTCCTGGCGCAGGGTATGGCATTGCCTATACTGTCAAACAAAACGCTGTTCTAAAGGTGACCAGCGCACCCATTGTCAATGGATATGCCAGGCTGACCGATGGAAACTGGGCTTACGCGGCCTATCTTTCAGCCGTGCAGCCGTGAAATATCCGCAATTTCCAAACAGCCCGCCGAAACTGGTGGGCTGTTTTGCTTGACAACCTGCATACTATTGCATACAATAAGGGCTGGAGGAAACCATGAAGAAAACTGACACAAGCATCAGGATCAGCCAGGCGACCAAGGTCCTTTTGGATGCCGCCCATAAAGCATTGAAACGCAAGACAGGCGTGGAGCCAAAGAGCCAGGATCAACTGGTTCGTGTCGCGCTGCGAGAGTACATCCATCAGTTGTCGATCACTCCCGCAGATCAGATCGCACAGTAATCAGGTGATCGCCGGTCAGGAGCCAAACCAGCCGGCGGCCAAACCCAGGAGGATAACATGAAGCAACCCTTTATTGCCCATCGTTTTAGTGATCAAAGCCAGGCGCTGATCGTCCAGGTGGAAACCATCCTGGATGAGTACCGCGCCCAGGGATACACCCTAACCCTGCGCCAGTTGTACTATCAACTGGTGGCCAGGGATTTATTGCCAGATGGCTGGGAAGATAAGGCCACCGGCAGCAAGAACAACATCCGCAGTTACAAGCGCATGGGTGACCTGGTGAGCAATGCCCGCCTGGCCGGCCTGCTGGACTGGGATATGATCGAGGACCGTGGTCGTGAGTTGGTGATCCCCAACTTCTGGCGTGATCCTGGCCAGATCGTGCGGGCTGCTGCCCAGCAGTTCAGGATCGATATGTGGGAAAACCAAACCAACCATGTCGAAGTCATGGTGGAGAAGGATGCCTTGTCAGGTGTCCTGGGTCCGGTGTGCAACAAGTTGGGGATTGGCTTCACTGCCAACAAGGGATACTCATCCAGCAGCGCCATGTACGAAGCCGGCCAGCGAATGGCTGAAAAATACCGCAATGGCAAAGACATCCACCTATTCTACTTCGGCGACCATGACCCATCTGGTATCGACATGACAGACGACATCACCAAACGGTTGGAGTTGTTTATGTTTGGAGAGCAGATCAATGTGCGGCGCCTGGCCCTGAATATGGACCAGGTGGAGAAGTGGAACCCACCAGAGAACCCTGCCAAAGAAACTGATAGCCGCTTCAATGCCTATGTGGCCGAGTATGGCGACAAGTCATGGGAGTTGGATGCGGTCAAACCAGAGGACCTGGCAGACCTGGTTGAAAGCAATGTCCAGGTATTGATCGATGGCGATGCCTGGAGTGAAGCGGAAGAAAAGCAGCAGGAAATGAAAGCCAAGTTGCTGGACTTCGCTAATAGTTACAAGGAGGATTAGACAATGACACAAGATGATCGTCTTTACTTTGAACGCGAGGAAGAAGAAAAACGGCTGGCGCACCTGGCCAACCTTGACAATGATCCCCGCTACCAGGATGCTGAATGGGTGCAGTTGCAGTATGACAAGATCGAAGCCAGGCGGGTGTATCCCTACGAAGGTCAGACCAAAAACTACCGCACCCCAACCGGCAGCGTGGTCCTACTTCTCTGGAATGATCCTAAAGGCGCCTGGGTGCGCAACCAGAACAACGAGGATTATTACATCGACTATATCCACCTGGAGCCGGCACCTGACATCGATGCAATGATCTCTGGCGCTGCTGACCAGGCAGAGTTTGAACAACTGCGGGCGGAGCATGATCACACGGATGTTGCCAGCCAGGCGGAGATCGACCATGAGCGCTTTGCCGGCGAGGAAATCAAGGATGATCCCAGTCCTGCCCCGCAAGTCAAGACCCAACAGGATGTGATCGACCTGATCAACAACTGGAGTGGCGACCCTTCCTGGGACCTGGAAAAAACCGAAGGCTTTGAAGCCCATCGAGAAGCGCTGCTGGCGGTCCGACTAGCGCAAGAGAAAGAGTGGGCGCAGAAGGAGAATGACCGGCTCATCAATAAGTCAAATGAACTGGGCTGCAGCGTGGTCATGGTGAAGCACCTGGAAAGCCAACTGGGCCGGCTATTTGAACGGATCGAGCGCCTGGAGGAATATAACGAGCGCCATGAAAAAAGGGCATGGAGGGATGAATGAGCGCCACCCACTGCTCCGAGTGTCACCGTGTCCTGACCGATCCTGTCAGCATTGCCATGGGGATCGGACCAGAGTGCCGGAAGAATGGGATGATCAGGCGGGCGGTCAGGGTGCAGAGATCGCTGAACTTCAATGATCATCTACCCATGGTGGTTGGCCAAGATACCCATAGCAAGAAGCCGCTGATTTATAGATGGGATGGTTTTATGTGGACCGATGGCAAACATCGGGCAGCCGAGAAAGACCTAAAGAAATGGCTGTTGAAGTATAATTTGGTTGATAAAGAAACACTGCGCCAGGGGAGCCATCCTAGCGCAGTGAAGGAGGATGCCCCGTAATGGGGCAACCTCCAGTATAAACTAAAAAGGAGGAACATGCCACCACTTTTCTATCACAACGATTGTGCCACTTATTTTGAGGTGGACGAAACCCTGGCCATGTCAGTCTGTCCCAACTGTGGGAAGGACCTGAACGCCCAGGATTTTCAAGCAGCAGCGAAACCCGATCCGTGGTTACTGCTGGAAACCGAAGCCGATGCCAGGCTGTGCAACCGCTTCGGCACTAGCCTATAGGAGGCACCAATGGAACCAACAGCATTATCCGTGTATGGCCAGAAGGAGGAAATCAGCAACCTGGCCGGTAGGGTCAAGCGCTTTATGGCTGGAAGTCAGAACCTCGATGATAACGAGGCTTTGGCTGTAGCGCAGATCGCCCTGGCTCACGACCTTGATCCTTTCAATGGCGAGGTATGGGGTATCAAGGGTAAGGATGGCGACTGGAAGGGTGTCATGGTCGGCATCAAGGGATTGCGCAAGTGCGCTTTCAGGGAAGCCAAGAAGGAACAGGGCTTCTACTATATCGACTTCAAATGCCTGGCCAATGAGTGGGGTGAGAAAAAGACAGATTTTCCACCCCGCGAGAAATATCCAAATGAGAGGGTGGTGGCATACGAGTGCCGCCTTCGTGATGATTTCAGTTTCAAGTCCTGGATGAGCCACTGGTTGGCTATGAAGGCAGCCGGCGCAAGTAAAGAAGAAATGGACCAGGCGCTGGGCAATCCGCCCGTATGGCTGGGCGTGGGTATTGCCTACTCCAGTGAGTTCAGCAAGATGGAGATCAACCAGCGGGCGAAGAAACGGGCGGAAGCAGATGCGATCAAGCAGCGTTATCCCGTTGAGTTTCGTGGCGCCATGGTGGTTGGTGAAGCGCCGCCTGATGTAAATGATGATGAGATCATCGATGTAGTTGCCAAGGATGTGCGCCCAACAGATCACCTGCCGGTCACCCAGGAAACCAAAGGGATCGTGGACGAGGACCTTCCCAGGCCATGGACGCCGGAGCAGGTTGTTGATCAACTGACCAATGCGGCCACGGTGTACATGCAGAATAAAAAGACCGATGCCAGTGATGCGCAGCGCCGTCTGGTGGTGATGCTGATCGAGAAAGCATTGGCCAATCCCAACCTGGTAAAAGCGGACCGTATTGCCCAAGAGACTGATCGCCGGCTGCTGACCACTTTTGCCACTGGCTATGCCAGCACGAAGGACATGCCAGGTGTTACGGTCCAGGCTTTGATCTGGTGGCTGCATCCAGAGAAGGACCCAAGTGGTGGATACTTTGTGCCCAACTATGTGATCCAGGAGTGCCACGCGATCATGGAACAGGTCGCCGTGAAGAATGGCCAACTGGCCATGCCGGTATAACCAACTACGCGCCGTTGCGAGCCTACTAGGTAGGCAGACGGGCGGTGCGTTTTGGATCGGAGGGTAGCAGGCGGGGAACCAGCCGGTGGCGGTTCATCCATCGTTAGTTATCCACCCGTATAGTGTTGCTGGTGCAATCACAATATCCTGCACCCTCCGATACTTTCGATTGTAAAAAGGAGTTTGCCATGACAGAGAAACGTAATGAGTACAAGACCAATCCCTTTGGCAACCAGGTACTGATCATCCAATCTAGGGTGCCGAAACTGGACATGCTGCGCTTGCTATCATCAGCATACCAGGGCGTGGTGGCATTGCCGGATGATGCAGTGCTGACCAACAACCGGCTGCGCACAGAAGAAATCTGCGAGTGGCTTTCAATGCTGGTCGGCTTCAATCCGAACCAGGTGGAGAAGGACTGGGCGAATGGCGAGATCGCCCGCATGACCCAGGAGGTGCATCTATGAAATCTCCAACAGTCCATGCGATCATCGTGGACCAGGTTTTTGAAACCAAGGTTGGTGAAGAAGTCCGAAACCCCTACAAAGAGGGGCACCCAAGTATTGGTGATGTGGTCATGTTCGTGCTGGATAAATCATTCGAGTATCACCGCATGGCCAAGGGATTTGTGATCAATGTGTTTATCCCCAGGCCACCGAGGGCCATCATCTTGAAGGCCAGGCGCGAGCACTGCCGGCCAGCAGAAATCTGGACGCCGGACCAAGCCAAGACTGTGACCGTCAAAATCACCGAGGTCTATACATACTAGGAGGAGCCATGAACGCCAGTGAGTTAGCAACATTAATGTTGGATTGGGAACAGAAGCGCCAGGTATTAACAGCCCTGGAAAGCACAATCGAAATGGCAGTGAAAGACCTGGGCAAGTCTTTCGTGGTTGGAAACATCCACGCCATATACTACAAAGGCCGTGTATCCACGGACTGGGAGGCAGCAGCCAAAGATGCAATAAAAGATGATGGAACGATGTCGCGACTTCGGCATGAGTTTAGCCGCATCCTGGTCGATTGGAAAGCAGTGTACATGGACCATCCACCAGCGGACTTTCCAATCGAGAAATACCAGTCGGTTTCAGAGCCATCCGTGGTTGTCAAAATAGACAAAAAAGCGGAGGGCACCTAATATGACCAAGCCAGCAGGAAAGGTCATTAGAAGCCCTAAAAAGGCCCAAAAAACAGCCAGGTATTCAAATAGGATACAGACATCGGCTGTTGCTAAATTGGCTTCCAGGCTCAATATTTACGCGGAAGGGCACACCTGGATGGACGCTGCCAAGAAGTACGAGATCACCGATGTGAAAGGCCGGCCCTCCCCAGGGCTGGCCTTCATGATCGCTGGTGGATATATGCCAGGGATCGAGGTGTGCATGAGGTTGGGGATCAGGGCGAAGTGCCCATCCTGCAGCCGGCCCATGACCAGGAGCCATAAGCATGTGCCGGATTGGGTGACCAGGGGTGCAGACTTCCTAGCTGAAAAAGAGAGGAGCCGAAGATGAGCGCCTACTACTGGTTGAAACTTTGGATAGAGATCGTGGATGATGCCAAGACAGCCACCCTGGATGATCACACCTGGCGCCGGTTTATCGAATACTTATGCCTGGCCAAGGAACGCAACCGGAAAGGCGAACTGCCAGAGATCAAGGAAATGGCCTGGAGGCTGCGGACCACGGAGGATGACATCCTGGAAACCCTGACCACTTTGAAAGGTAACAAGATCGCGACCTTCATACCAGGCGCAGATCGCTGGATGATCACCAAGTTTACAGAACGCCAGGCCCAGGTCCCAGCGGGTGAGCGGATGCGTAGGAGCCGCAGGCGCAACCAGCCAGAGTTACGAAGTGGTTACACGAAGGTTACGAAACGTAACATAGAGGAAGAGGAAGAGGGCAGTGTTGCGAAACGCAACACAAAAGAAACAGAGGAAGAGGAAGAGGAAGAAACCCAAGGTGTCGCTGCGCTTTTCAAAAACCTAAACATCGATGCCCAGTTTGATGGAGTTCAAATGCCCTTCGTAAGGACCTTGCAAAACATCATCAATCGCGAGGGTCCTGACAGAGCAACCAAGATGGCGGCCAGTGTAGTAAGGTCCTGGGAAAGGGAAAACAAAAGCAGATACAACCTGACCTGGGTGAATAAACTTGTCGAGGAGTTGCAGGCATGAGTGAACACACTGAACAGGCGGCCTTCGTGGCCCAGGTGTTGTACTGCTATCGAAATGATCCCACCTTCATCCGTGGTCTTTTCTTTTCCACCTTCAATGGTGCATGGCTGGGTGGCAGCGCGAAAGCCAGAGGCTATCAGATGTTCAAAGCCAAGGCAGCCGGCTTCCTTCCTGGTGTGGCTGACATCCTGTACCTGCAGGCGCGAGCCAAGTACCACTACCTGACCATCGAAATGAAAGACAAAAAAGGCCGGCTATCACAAGACCAGGTGGATTTTATTTTCAATGTTCGCAGAGCAGGAGGTTATGCTTTTGTATCGTATGGCGTGGATGATGCGATCCTGACATTTGAAGCATACATGAAACTGGAGCCGGCATGAAGATCATCAAGCCGCACTGGACCAGGGTGGACGAGGAAGAAACCTGGCCGATCCCTGATTGCTGGGTTGTTCTCAATGAGCGATACTGGCGTCCAGCATTTGAAGTAGTTATATCTGATCCTGGCATGATGGCCAGGTCGAGGAGGAGCAATGAGCGCACTGGAAAGAAAGATTGCAGAACATTCATTTGCCTGCCATCAAAGCAGGTTGCTGGGGCAGGCATGTGTATGCGGGGCAGACGAGGCCACTGCTGAATACATGGAACTGATCGCCTCGCATAAAATAAACTATCCACCCGAAATGACCATCTGTGGTGTGGCTTTGTTTGAGAAGGTCACGAAAGCAGTGTTAGGTGAACGCATATTCCAGGTAACCAAGTGGGGAGGTCACCGGAACATGAGCCACTTCGAGTGGTTGGCCATACTCGTGGAGGAAGTGGGAGAGATCGCCAGGGCGATGCTGCAAAACGAAGGGACCAGGATTTCTCACGAACTGATCCAGGTGGCAGCCGTGGCAATGGCGTGGGTGGAGGACATCCTTGAATTTGGGGGCAACGATGGACCTCACAGCGATAATTTCAGACCGTGTTAGGAGGAGCCATGAAAGACATATTTGTTTCCGCACTTAACAAGGAAGAAATAAAGAACGCCTACAAAGAACTACCACCAGGCGATCAATACGAGATCGACCTTCTTGTTAAAAAGATATTTAACAAGAAGATTACTATCAGGCGCATAGGAATACTTGGGGCCATGGAACTCCTGGCGAAACTGGGTATCTGGCTGGTGCAGAATACACCGAAGCCGCCGGAAGATGAGATCACCAAGGAGCAGGCCGCCTTCCTGGCCAGCGCAGCGGAAATCTACAGGCTATCGACACCCATGCCAACCTACCCACCGAAAGGATTGGTGAGTAAAACCGACATCGAGGAGGGGCAACATGAAGCAGACCTGTGAATATTGTGGTGGCCATACCCATGACGACAAGCGTGGGAATTGCGCGGGGTGCGGAGCGCCCAGGACCAAGCCGCCGGATGTCCTAGATCGCTATGCCATGAGCCGGCAGAAGGATCAGCAGATCGCTGAAATGAATACCGCAGTAATGATGGTGACTGTATTCCCCTTCCAATACTGGGCTAGCCAGATCAAACCATGGAACACAAACGGAGGCGGATCATGAACCCACAGACATACAGGATAGCCCTGACCGCAGCGGATATAAGGCGGGCGGAAAAAATTGGTAGAAAGAGAGGCATAAACCTCGCTGCATTTGATACTTATTTCGGAAAGAAGGGAGAAGAAATACAAAACGATCCATCAGTAAAGGATCGCACCTTGATGCTGGCAATGTGTTCCGAAGTTGCCGTGGGCATATTTCTACACACCTGTGTAAATTGGGAGGTAGATCACAATCCCAGGTATGACCTGATCCACAATGGCTGGGAAGTGGATGTGAAACACGCTGACGCAGCGTGGAAAAACCTGCTGGGGAAAGAGTGTCATAAGAAAAATCCTGCTGATATTTATGTTCATGTGACAGGCGAAAACCCTGAAACAATGGACATAAGAGGCTGGGCCTGGGGCGCGGACCTTTTCAATGACAGGAACAAGGATCATCTCACCGCTAAAAAAATACCCACCTGGGTGATGATGACATTTGAACTCAATGACATGACGACTTTGCTTTATATCTCGCACAAGGAGGAAACCAATGGAACCAACCAGCCGTAACATTACCGAGGTCGATCTCCAGGTCCTGGCAGCGGACCTGGAAGAACTGACCAAGAAGATTGATCAAGTATCTGCGAGTGCTGCCCTGGCCGGCAGCGGAACATCCCAGCAGAAACGCCTGGATGCCCAGGCTGATGGTCTGAAATCCCAGGCCCTGATCATATCAAGAGAGATCAAGCGGAGGGAATATGTCCAGGGTCAAGAGAAGGATCATTAAGTGTGTGGCGTGTGGCGAGAAATATGGCCAATCCGATGAGCGCGATGAAAGCATGTGTCCTACCTGCCGCTGGGAGAGGAAGGGCAGGACCGCCATGGCCAAGGAAGTTACTGGGGTGCGGATCATCAATGATCCCCTGCTGCCTGGTGGCTTTGCGCCTGGCGTGTACTTCACCAGCACCGAAGTCAAGCAGATGTTGATCTGCGATTGCTTCACGGATCAGACCATGGTGCGCAGCCGCGGGATGTTGTTCATCTATTCGGAGGAAGTGGGAGACTTTATCAAGGTGGTCACCAAGTCCGGCAACATCGTTGGCAGCCCGCAAGCCATGGCAGGCCGGCCAAGAAAGTTGCTATTGAGCACCTGAAAGCAGTTGTATCATCGCCATAAATGCGCTAGAATGTGGTGGACTACGGCACCTGCCAAAGTGCCACCCACCTTTCAGCCGGCAGGCCAGTCACCTGCCGGCTGCCCTTTATGGAGGAACTATGGAAAACCCACTTGCTGTTTTGATTGTTGCGATCACTGGCGTTTTGATCTCGTTGCTGTTCAGGTATCTGCCAGGTTTGAAAACCTGGTATGAAAAGCAATCAGGTTACAAAGCGCTGATCATGATCGGTCTGATGCTGCTGGTCAGTATCATCTACTTTGGGCTGGGCTGCTGGGCGCTGATCGCCGTGAGGCTGCATATTATCGTGGCGTGTACAGCCAACGGTGCCATCGACCTGGCGCTGGCCTTCGTGGTTGCAGTGTTATCCAACCAATCCACTTATATCCTGACACAGAGGTAATCATGTTGTCAGGCATCCCATTGGCGAGTTTCGTCCTATCTATCGTTGCCATCCTGGGCGTATCAATCCTGATGATCAGGGACCACAGGAACGCTGGCTATTACTTTGTGGTCGTGCTGTATGAACTAACCCATGTCATTTGGTACGGTCTGGCATCCATGCTGCTCGCATCCAAGGGCATGGTCGATAGTACAGTCCTGATTATGAACATCACCGCATCCATTGTGGATTTGGTTGGGATCATCTTGTTCCCTCTGGTGGTGTATCTCTTGATACACAAGCCCCATAAGACATGAGCGATGTAGTTTCCGCCGCCCTGATCACCATGGCGGGCGGGATCTTCCTGGCTTTGATCGCTTTATTTCGCCAGCGAAAGAACGATCTAGCAGCAGCCAGGAAGGATGATGCGACAGCAGCGGAGAGCGTGGTCAGTGCTGCTACCACACTAATCAAACCCTTGGAAGATAGGGTGACGAAACTGGAAGAAGTATTGAAGGCGATACGGAAGTGGTATAAGACTAACCACAAGAAGATCGCCAAGGCTGGGATCGAACCCATGCCATTTGACAGTTGAAACTGTCTAACCCCTCATCCGTAACCTGATCCATTGTGGTCAGGCGGAACCGAAAAGGTGAGAGATCATGGAACAAGTACAAGAAAAAGAGATCGTCCCTGCTAACAGGGAAATATCAGGGACGCCGGCACCGAAGCCAAAGCCGCATACAAATCGGACCAGTTGGAAGAAAGGAAAGTCTGGCAATCCGAAAGGTGCGCCCAGGCGTGGCCAGAGTTGGACAGAGGTGATGCGATGGTGGTCAGATCAGACGCCAGCACAGATCGTAAAAATATTAGGAACCAACAATGCGCTGGGTCAAAGTTTTGTTCTTCAAAACATGCCCCAGCGAGTTGTCATGAAGAACCTGGTCACGATCCGGCTGCTATCGGCACTCATGTTCGAGCCAACATCTGGCCTGTTGAAAGAGTACATGGATCGCACCGAGGGCAAAGTGCCCGACAATATCAATATGGGTGTCCAGGAAAACATGCGTCCGTTCTTTGAGAGCATGGATAAAATCTATGGTCCTTACTTCAAGAAGCATCCAAATGAGATACCCAAGCCCCGCAAGAGTAAGAGAAGCAAGCCTGCGACTGGCGCTTGACGCCGGCTGCCCATGGTCGCAGGTTGAGAACTTTGGCAAAGGCGAGTACATTCCCTTACCGGAACGGCTTGCCTTTCATGCTGCCTGCCGGCTGCCTGACCTGCCAGGTGGACCGGATG